CATACTCATCCCCATATCACCGGCACAGCCTTCCAGGCTTCGCCGTTGTAGTATTTCAATCCTTCGGCCCCTTCCGTGGTGTCGATCCACAACAGCTTGGTATCAGTAGGCGGGGCAGTTCCGACGGCAAAGACTGCCGGCACGGAACCTGAACCGCCGCCGATGCCGCCGCCTTCCTCGGCGTCCTGGAGCTTCTGGTTGGCCTCCGCCGCCGCGTCCTGCGCCGCTTTCGCCGCTGCCTGGGCGGCCTGCAGCTCCTTGGTGACGGAAGTTTCCTCCCAATGGGCGGCATTCCACTCCTCGCCGCCTTCGGGAATGGCCGCGATACAGCGATAGAGCTTGCCGTCATGGCTGCAGTAGTCCCCGATGGCGTAGGCCGCCGTCTCGGAATACTGCGACGCCCCACCCCCCATACTCAGGGCGCCTACGGGAGTTTTCTTCATTTGGCCCTTGGCGTCCCCATCCATGAGGGGGATGTAATCCTTCCCTCCGGGCGTCTCTTTGATTTCGGCGGCGTCCTCGATATTTCCAAGGCGGGTAATGGGAAAGTCGATAGTCTCGTTCCCGTTCTTGTCCTGGCCCTGAAGGACAACATCTCGCTCGATAAGAGCCACTTCAATACCTCCTTCTGAAAATCTGAGGGAGCGGCGCAAACCGCTCCCTCCTGTGTGTTTCCCGTTACGCGCCTTCGGTGGCGCTTACCACCCGGATAAAGAGATCGCCGTTCCGCATCCCTTCGGGGGCGGTTTCGCCCACCCACACCTTACCGGCGGAGTCCAGGCGGGTCTTGTCCTCGGGACTCATCAGGCCCTTGGCGGCGCTGCTGGCGAGGGGCTGGTCATCAATGGCCTTCCTGACCGCCGCCTCGGTGGCCACGGTGTTCTCATCGGGGGCCTCGGCCAAGGTGGCCCCGCCGATCTTCTTGCCGCTGTCCTGGATGGTGCCCTCATCGGTCAGGGCGGGGAGGTTGCCGGCGACGGCCCCAATTACCTTGTCCAGCTTGTTGGTCAGGTCCACGGTGGTGTCGTCCAGCAGCTCCATGGTGAAGCTTCCCTCGGTTTCGCCCGCGATCTTGGCATAGATGTCGTAGTGCTTGGTCTTGCCGTTCATCACCAGGTAGAGCACATTCTCCTGGGCGTCAGCTGCCTCGGGAACCGCGGCGACCTTTTCGAAGTGGGCGTGGCCGCTGGCGGAGATCGCGCTGGAGATTGCGGCGTTCATGGCCGTGGTGGTGGGCAGGGCGGAGATGTCGCCGTAGATCGCGGTCAGGGCAGCGGCCAGGGCCATTTCCGTGCCGTTGTAGGTAACCTCAACATTCTGAGCCTTGACCAGCAGGTCCTTCAGCTCGTTCTCCAGCTTGATCTGTTCCAGATAGTATTTGGTCGTGTTAGCCATTTTCTTTTTCCTCCGTTTTAATTAAAATTGTACCATTGGGGGCAATGTCCCCGTGTGTACTCATGTTGTGGGCGTCATACAAGACGCCGCTGACTACCACACCGACCTCCGTTGTGCCGGTGTACGGCCCCGTTTCCAGGGCCAAGCTGATCTCGCCGCCGTCCTCCCCTCCGCCACCCATGCCATAGTCGGGTTTGCTCGGGTCACGAGGCCGGGCAGCGATCACATGGTGCTTCCAGGGAAGCTGAGTCTCCGGTACCTTGCCGAAGCCGTCCAGGGTGGCGAGCCCGTTCGGGACACCCTTGGAGCTGTCTGTAAGCAGCCCTTTCCCTCCGGCCGCTTTGTCCAGAGCCTGCGCGACAGCGTCCTCCAGTTCGTCATAGGTGACAAGGCCGGGAGGGGCGGAAACGTGGACCTCCAACTCGTCGGAGGCCACCAGCACCAGCGGGAGGTTCCAGACACAGGGCGGCATCCCCTCATGGTACTGCGGCACAGGCTGGCGGTAATCGCCCAGGGTACCGTACAGCAGATCCGTCTCGGCTCCTGTCTCTGGGTCCCGGATATACACGATGAATTCCGAAAGCGGGAAGGTCTTGATCTCCGGGTGATTCAGGTTGGCGTATTGGATGGTGAAGTAGAAATGATCGTCCTTGTGCCGGCGGCTGCCAATCATACCGTCCGCCACATACTCCAGCAGTTCGTGGACGTCCGCCAGATTCGTGCCCTCGTCGACCTTCCCGCTGCCGAAGGCCACACGGCAGATGTCAGGCGGCTTCGAAAGGTCCAGGCAGGCAATCAACGCCGCTCTGCCGTGGGTGGTAGTCTTGAAAGAGTGTTCCATGAATTTCATTCCTCCTTATGTTCGGCCAGCGGTGTGGCCGAAATGACTGCATATTTCCCTCCCACACGCACCTCGGCTTTGGCCTTGAGTTGATCCTCCTGCCGCGGTACGGGAAAAGACGTATTCCGGGAGAAGCCCCCGCCCATATGGACGGCTCCCTCGAATGTGATGCGGTCCGGCTCCTCCGGTACGGGGTGCTCCAGGATGAGGGATGCCGTGCCGCCAAGCCTGACGGTATCCTCCATGCGGAGGTCGTCCGGGGCCTGCGGGACGGGAATGACCGGCGCAAGCCCACCGCCCCCGCCGAGGCGAACGTCCGCTGTGAAGCGGAAGGTGTCGGGCGTCTCCGGTACAGGGATGTTCGGAACGACCGCAGCGGCGCCGCCCATGTGGACTGTGTCCTCAAACTGGAAATCATCCGGCATTTCTGGGACGGCGAGACAGACAATCGTGCTTACGCAGCCGCCCAATCGCAGGATGGACGGCTCCTTGGGCTCCACCACATATATGATCTCGTCCAGACGGTCACGCAGGCTCTGATAGAACTGCGCCAGCCGGAGTACTCGGATCTGCTGTTCAAGGGTTGCGATTCTGGCTCCAGAGTTGATCAAAAACCGGAAGTAGTAGGGCTTGCCGCCGTACTCAAACCACCGCTCCACTGTTGATTCCGGGTAGATTGCGGAAATTGCCGTCCGCACCGCCCACTTGGTTCCCAGCCGCTTATGGACCATCCAGCTGACCTTCAGTGTCCGGCGCTTTTCCTCCAGGCTGTAGTCGTAGTCCCACCAGTCCACCTTGAAGTCATAAGCCAGGATGTCCAAAAGCTCCTCCGGCAGTTCGTCGATCCTGGGGTAGATGGCAAGCTCGTCTATCTCCTTTGGGCGTTGGGACAGGAGGTCCGCCATGGCCTCGGCCAGCGCGACCACGGAGGCATCCGACTTGAGGGCCAGCGGCAGGGCCTCCACCATGTTCTTTCTTGTCAGGCCGTGTTCATTCATCCTCGAAGCCCCCATTCGTAACGCTGAGGCCCTTAAGCTGCGCCACCTGGGGGACCGTCCCGTAGGTTCCATCCTGGAGGACGGTAAAGGCCGGCTCCTCCAGCACCACACGTTTCACGCCGGTGTCCATCAGCAGGCCGACCAGATAGGAGGGGTTGATATCCCGCCCCAGCTTCCCGCACTGCCACGAGATGTACGACTTGACCGCCGCATCCACGGCGGCCTGGAGCTGCGCTGTGGAGCGCGTAGCCTTGCTGGGGACGTAGTAGGTAAGCCGGATGTTGTACTCCACGATGCCGGGGTCCTTCACGGAGACGAAGTCCGTCATAGGCCGGACCTCCTCCATGCTGCACTCGGCCAGGACATTGGCCTTGATCTGCTCCGGCGCGACAGTCCCATCCTTCATCAGAACATAAAGGTCGACATACCCCGGCTGAGGGGTGTTGGCCACCACGTCCCCAATCTCGGTGGAGGTCTTTTTTGCGAAGTAGATATAGCTGCCGCGGGAACCGGCGCAGCTGTATGCGTCCATGCTCTCCCGCATCAGTTCATAGAAGGCGTCATCGTCCGGCACATCGGAGCCGCCAGCTGACACGGTCACATTGCCGCACTCCGAGTAGTAGTCGTAGACGTCCACCAGCTTGCTGATCTGGCCGATGGCGTAGCCGTTCCCGGCCATCCCAACCGTCTGGCACCGCGCCTCCGCCTCGATGGAGGTCTCCCCGATAGGGACGTGATGATCCTCTGTGGTTTCCCACACAAGGCTGTTGCTGGCGTCTGTAATGCGGGTGCCGGCGGGGATCAGCACGGCGAAGGTCTGCGGCTCGGAAATACTGAAGCGCATTTTACAGACCGCCGCCTTCGCCTCCGGCCTGCTCTTGATGTAGGTCAGCTCCGCCAGCGCGTCCAAGTTCTGCCCCTCGGCCCGGCTGGGAATATTCTGGTTGCCTGTGTAGTTGTTCAGCACCCGCTCCTGGATGATGATGCTGGCGATCCACTGGATGAACAGTCTCTCCGGGCTGGCGGGCTTCACAGCCACGCCCGTTATCGTTTCATACATTGCAGCCAGGAGGGCCACAACAGCCTCGGTATCTGTGGGGATGAATTGATACTCAGGATTTCTATTCGACATTGATCTCCACCTCCACTGTTGGAATCATAGTCCCTGGCTGGGACGGATCGTAACCGGGAATCACGTTCAGCACCTCTGCTCTTGGCTCCCATCGGTGAATAGCCTCCCGTACCGGGGCAATCATCAACACTTCCGCGATTGGCCGCGGCTTATCCACAAAAGACATATCCAGACCAAAATCCCGATACAGCGGGACCGTCCCCAGCGGAGTGGACAGAATCACCGCAATATTCTGGAGGACAGAATTGACGGTTTCGGTTTCGTTGAAGTGCAGTTTTCCCAGGTCTGTTGCAGAAACGGTATAGCTCATAACGTCAGCCCCTCAAGTATTCCTGCAGGCCGACGGACACCGTCGCCGTATGCACGTCGCCGTTTTTGTAGAAAGTTTTCATCTTCATTTCATGTTTGGTGATATTCCAACGGTATTTCCCGTAGCCCTTTCTTCCAATGGTCAACGGAACAGCCTCCCCGCTGCGCTCGATATTCCAGAGCTTTACAACCTCGGCTATTGGGTCTACGTTCAACTCTGCTGAAAGCAGAATGTCAAAAGTGATCTTATCCGGGTCAAGCCCGGTAAACTCCGTAAGTGCATGGGTCAAATGCCGTTCATGCGTAGCATACCGGGCAGAACCGGACCAAGTCATATTGTCGATAGTCCGCACTGTCTGCCGGGACACCGTAAATACCACATCCCCCAGGCAGCCGATGATTGCCATAGTGCGGCCTCCTTTCTATCACTGGTCGGCCCATTGTTTGATCTTCCCCAGCGGCCCGATCTCTCCAAGGATAAAGCCGTCCCCGTCCAGTATAGGAAGGTAAAGCGTCAGAACGGTGGCGTTGACCTTGGGCATCCAGGGCTTGATT